GAGTTCCTAGAATACGAAGCCATGAAAGACAAGCATGAATATTTCATGGAGATGTCAAACGCATCACAGGATAAGAAAACTGTAGCGACTAACATCGCTGCGTTCTCTGCATTCACTGAAGGTATGCAGTTATTCTCTTCGTTCATTATGTTGCTGAACTTCCCACGCCACGGTAAGATGAAAGGCATGGGTCAAATTGTTACTTGGTCAATCGTTGATGAGACACAACACGCTGAGTCAATGATTATGTTGTTCCGCACATACGTTGAAGAAAACCTTGAGATCTGGAATGATGACCTCAAAGGTAAGATTTATAGCATTGCTGAAAAAATGGTTGAACTCGAAGACAAGTTTATCGACCTCGCATTCGCTATGGGTGAGATGGAAGACTTAACCTCAGCAGAAGTTAAGAAATATATTAGATACATTTGTGACCGTCGACTGATCAGCCTTGGTCTTAAAGGTATCTTCAAAGTCAAAAAGAACCCATTGCCGTGGGTGGAGGAAATGATTAATGCTCCTACACACACTAACTTCTTTGAGAACCGAGCAACTGACTATGCGCGTGGCGCATTAGAAGGTGACTGGGGCGATGTCTGGGGTTCAGCCGCGTAAAGGAAAAAATATATGGCGAAACCAAATAGCAAACAAAGATGTGAATGCTCATCATGCGATGCGTTATTTTATATTGAACACGAAATGGATGATAACTTTTATCCAGTAACTCATTGCCCATTTTGCGGTGACGAACTGGATATAGAAGAAGAACTCGAACTGGATTACGGAGAAGAATACGATGTATGAGTATAATTGCACACTTACATATTGGGTAGACGGTGATACTTGTGACGTCGATATCGACTTAGGTTTCGGTGTTGTGTTGAAAGATCAGCGTGTTAGGTTGATGGGTATTAACACACCTGAAACAAGAACCCGCGATGAGGAAGAAAAACGAGCTGGTAATCTTGCCACAAATTACTGTAAGAGTAGAATTCCTGAAGGTAAAAAATGCCGCATCAGAACATTCAAAGACGGTAAGGGTAAATTCGGTAGGATTCTCGGCGAGATGCTTTATGGTCTTACTGATGAAAAAACTAAAGAAGTGACTTGGCACAATTTGAACAAGAAACTTCTCGACGAGGGTCACGCTGTTCCATACGAATAAATAATGTATGGCTAAAAAACGGAAACCTAAAGAGAAAAAGGTTCACCGAGTTTACTGCACTTACTTCCCCGATGGCTCATATTATATCGGCTACTCGGGGAAGACGCAGAAACTATATGAAAAGTATTATGGCAGTGGAAAAGCTGTTCTAGAATACGAAGGTGAATTACAGAAAGAAACTATCGCTGAGTTCGAGAAAAAGTCTTGGGCAAAGATGCAAGAGTTTCTACTGCAATGGCAGCAGCGGAAAGATCCGAATTGCCTCAACTCTATGATGAACATAAGGTTGAATAAAGAACCACTTGCAGATTTTGAACCGTTAGAATGGACTCCCAATGCTAGAACAACAACTGATTGATCACATTAAAACAGATACATTTTCTATTGGGTCATTCGGTCGTTCGGGATCGAGAACAATTGTTGATTTTATCTGCGGTTATTATCGCGAAATGGTTTGGCCAGCACATCGTATAAGATATCTGTATGACTTTGATAATATATCATCAGAAGAAAAAATCGTGATTCTAGATAGTTTTGATAATATTTCACAAAAGCACTTTCTCGAAGTATTGAAGAAGCCTCTCGCTACTCATCATTGGTATTCAGCAGAACCGTTATCAGATTTTAATAATCATAATAATCACTTGAACAATACTGGACCAAAAATTTTAATTGTTCGCGATCCTCTTGAGCGTGCTAAGAGTGGGCAAGGAAAAAACTATGAGCCAGTTTTTCATGGTGCACCAGTTTTAACAGGTATCGACTTAGATAATCTTGATTATATTTTGCCATTCGAAAAATTAGATCAATATGTTTTGGGAATCCACATTGGTAATCCGACTGATATACCATTCCTAGATATGCATCAAGAATGGGAACTAGAAGATTACAATTATGATGAAGAAATGAATGCATATAATAAAATTTTAGAGAAAGAAGTTTTACCTCTAGATTTATGGAAAAAATTAGTAAGAACTTTTCATGAGGTTAACATACCAAATATGGATTCGAAGATAAGGTATAAGAAAAAATGGGATATGTAGCACTATTATTTTTGTCTGCTCTTGGAGTATCAGCAGTCGCTGGTTACTTCTCGATCGTCGGTCTTATGGCGATTTTCCCAGCAGCTGCAATGTCTATTCTTGCTATGGGCGTAGTCTTAGAGATTGCTAAACTGGTTACAGCCTCATGGTTGTATCAAAACTGGGAACGAGCCAACCTGCTTATGAAGGCATATTTTGTGCCAGCAGTGGCAGTGCTGTCGATCATTACATCTATGGGTATCTTTGGATTCCTATCTAAAGCACATATTGATCAGGGAGTAGAAAGTGGAGACGCAACAGCAAAGATCGAACGATTGGATAAGAATATCAAGTCCAATCAGCGCGAGGTGGAGCGAGCCCAAAGAACGCTTGATGCCTTTGACGAAACGCTTGACCGTTACACTTCATTGGGGTTCGTTACTCGTGGGCTTGATGCGCGCAAGGAACAAAAAGAAGAACGTGAAGCGATGCGTGATATCATCGCAAAAGCAGAAGCGGAAAATGATACGTTATACGACAAGAGGTCGGAACTATCAACCGAAGTTCGCGCATTCGAGGTCGAGGTTGGTCCAATCAAATACATCGCAGACCTCATTTACGAAGACGGCAGGGAAAACCTTGAAGAAGCGGTAAGGGCAGTCATCATTATGCTCGTGCTGGTGTTTGATCCACTCGCCATTCTACTTGTGATTGCAGCTAACATGCAGCTAAATTATGCTACAGGTAAACGCATTGAGTTTATGTCTCTCGATGAAACAGTCACCGAGACTGAAGATCTACTTCCTGTTGTAGAGCAAGTGATGGAAGAAGATAAAGAGTTGCTCGCCAAACTTGCTGACGGTGAGACGTTGAACCCATCAGATCGTAAGAAACTAAAAGATCTTGAATGGCTCATCGATAAAAAAAGATCTTGACATTTTGTAACAACTAGGATATTATGAGGTTATTGTTAATTATGGAGTATAAGATGACTGATATTGTAAATGAACTTGAAACCCGTGTGGTAACTATTACCTTCGACAAACTTGACGGAACTGAGCGTGTAATGAATGCAACGCTTCAAGAGTCTGTTGTTCCCGAAACTAAAGGTGGTAAGACTAAAGCATCAGATAAGAACCTTGTGGTGTTCGATGTCGATAAAGCAGGTTGGCGCACAGTTGTTGTCGATCGTATTAAATCAATTGCCTAAAAAAAGTTCTTGACTTTTTGGATTACTCGAGATATACTATAAGTATAACTAAAGGAGTCCATTATGGCACAAGAACCACAAAAGTTTGAGCGTAAGAAAATCCGTAAGAAGCGGAAACCTATGACGCCTGAACAAAAAGCAGCAGCAGTCGAGCGGTTAGCGAAAGCAAGAGCCGCTCGGCAGGCTGCGAATCCAGCTCAACCCAAAAATGTATGTAAAGAAGTTTTAGAACTCGATGATGAGCACTTTCTCTCATACAATAAGGTTCGTGACTGGATTAAATCTAATCAAGAACAACTCAAAGAGGCTCGAGCAGCTGAGCGTGCAGGCATCAAAGGTGCGCATGCTGAGGTTAAAAGTTTCGAGGGATATATTCGTCACATGAATAAGTATCTTCGTGATGGCGACTGGGTTGATAATTTCTATGGTGAAAACCAAGAACACCAAATTAAGTGGCGGTGTGTTGTTCCTGCGTATTATCCTGATGGAACGCAAAAAAGAACACATGGCGTTTTTTATATGGATCTTGGCTATCGCTGGGGGTTTGAAGATGAATACTATGAAGAAAGTGGGGAGGCAGAGGCATGATTATTATTGATTATAACCAAACATTCATCAGCAATTTTATGGCTGAAACTCGTGGTCGCCCAGATGTTGACGTCAACGTTGACCTTCTTCGTCACATGATTCTGAATCAAATCCGTGGCTATCGTAAACGCTTTGGTAATGAGTATGGTGAGGTTGTCATTGCTTGTGACAATCGACACTACTGGCGTCGCGAGGTTTATCCTTTCTACAAAGCTGCTCGTAAGAAAGCTCGTGACTCTAGTGGCCACGATTGGTCATCTATCTTTGATGCACTACATATGATTAGAAGCGAACTTGATGAGTTTATGCCTTATCCTGTCTTAGATATTGATGGGGCAGAGGCTGATGATGTCATTGGCGCACTGGCAGAGTATAGTCAAAGTTCTAAAACAGGTGTATTGTTTGAAGAAGCTGAAGCAGTAATTATTATCTCAGGTGACCATGACTTCCAACAGCTACAGAAGTTCCCGAATGTGGCTCAGTATTCACCCATGAAGAAGAAGATGGTAACGCTGACTGAGAGTCCTTCTGAAGTATTGCTTGAGCATATTATCACTGGCGATAAAGGTGACGGTGTTCCCAATATTCTGAGTGCAGATGATACATTTGTGACTGAAGGTAAACGTCAGAAGCCTATCCGCAAAACCTTGTTGGCTGAGTGGAAGAAGATGAAGCCAGAAGAGTTTATCAATGGCGAAATGGCAGCTGGGTATGTGCGTAACAAACAACTTGTTGATTTATCAATGACTCCTCAGAGTATCAAAGATGATGTTATAAGTAGTTATGAGAAGCAATTAGAAAAGGGTCGTTCTGAGTTGCTCAATTATTTTATTAAATATCGACTTAAGAATATGATTGAAGTCGCGGAGGACTTTTAAGATGGATGTAGAATGTTTCGGAAAATTTGGTGACAATGTTGCATCAGAAGAACATGTTGTGTATAAGAAAGAGGATAATGGTGGGGTTAAGCGTCTCACATATATTCGCAAGTATCTACCAGAATCAAAGCAAGGTTATGTAGATACATTTAAATCAGAGGTTTTGGTATAATGGCTAGAAAATTTAGACAAGTGAATGAAGGCTTAGATTGGGTGTTCGAGGCTACTAAAAAAGAAGAACAAATTATTCGACTAAAAGAATATGCATCTAGAAACCAAACAGTTGTTCCGTTGGTTCGTATGGGTGTAGGTGCAGAAAAAGTTGAATGGGGTCTGCCTGAAGGCATGCCAGAAACAACTAAAATTGATAAAGATATGCCTGATGGTATGGGTGAAACAACCATTCAAATGGAATGGCGACGCATTAAAACTTTCCTTGACCCGAAAGGCAATCTTCGTAATCTCCCACCTTGGAAACAAGAAATGAACTGGATGCAGATTCTCGAAGGTTTGCATCATAAAGAAGCTGCTGTTCTGACTGCTGTGAAAGACGGAACACTTTTGAAGATGTATCCGAAACTTGAGAAACTGTTGAAGGATCTCGGCATCGAGGAATACAATAAGCCTGTTAAGAAAACACGCAAGAAAAAGAAAGCTGATGCTGAGTAGACCTATTGATGCTCAGTGGGATTTGAGAGGAACCAAGCAACAATGGTTTCACTCTGACTTAGAATGGTGGTTTGATAAAAATCAACCAGAGGGTTGGACCAAAGATTCTATTGAGTATAGATTCAATGCGGAAGGGTTTCGCATGGACTGCGACCTTTCAGAATGTCATTTTGGCGCCGACCTTTATATTGGTGACAGTCATACATTAGGTCTGGGTGTCAACCTAGAAGATACATGGGCATATAAACATCATCAAATACATGGTCATGGTGAGTTCGTAAATCTAGGTGTGTCTGGTGGTTGTTTAGATACGGTAACACGGTTACTCGCCGCATGGTTGCCCGAACTAGAACCAAGTCGTGTGTTTATCCTAGAACCTGCTCCATATCGTTCTGAGTTCTTGTTGGAAAATGAGATATTTGTATCGGGCAGTTGGACAACTCTCGCTGCTCGTAGATTAGCAGGTGCCAAGAAAACTGATGAGTTTGTATTTCAAGATAAATTGTTCACAGATTATGTCAGCCCCGAAGCACAACAGCAAGTTAACAAGGCAAAAAATATCGCAACGATACGGCATCTATGTGAAGACTACAATCTCAGTTATGCCAGTCACTTCCCTATCACAGATGAATATTTAAAACAAGGTCGTGATGGGTTTCATGCTGGACCTGATCAGCACGACTTAATCTTGGACTGGTTTGTAGGGGTCGAAGAATCTTCCCCACTGCCATCCTTCAGGTAGTTCTTCAGTAACAGGTCGTAGATGTGGTTGACCGTTTGGTTCTACACACCATCTGCGTTTTGGTCTTTCATATGCTTTTTGCCGAATTTTAGTGATTGTTTCTGGCTTATGCTTACGACCATACATTGGATTGAACTCGCCGACACGTGTTCCCTTCATAGATTTACTAATGTTTTCTTTATGACTTTCTGACAATCCATTCTTAGCTGGATGTTTGTCGCCGAGTTTAGCCTGACGAATACGTTCTCTTCCCTCTGGTGTGTGCCATCCAGTTCTATCGCGACATCTATCTACAATAGGCATACCATTTTTATTTTGTGTGATGACATATTCTCTTACAGCTTCTACTGTTGAGAACTTGATAAGCATTTCTCTCGGCTTGGGTATTTCTTGGAGAGACTTTTCGTCTACAATCCAATATTCATCGCGAGTTTTAAAAGCAAAAAAACGGGATGCTCTAGTGTTTACCATTATAAATCTCAAAAAAAATGTTAAGTCATTGATATGTAACATATTTATATGTCGTTTTTTACTTGACTTTTATGCAAAAATAGGGCATAATGAAGTATAAGTTGAGAAAGGAAACACTTATGTTTAATGCAGATATTACTATTAATTTCGCTAACGGCTCTATCGGAGCCAAAGTTATCCAAGCTGCTTCTATGGAGCAAGTGATGGATGACGCCTGTTATTACGTCACTAAATTAGTTCGTGATGGCAAGAATTATCTTGACATTCACAATGATGACCGCTATACTGTAGTTAAGCATAGCGTGAAAGGTTATGAAAATGCATAGTTTTTATACCGACTTAGAAAAAGCAGTAATGGACACGGTGTGTCTTAATTATAATACTGATGCGAGCAAAGTTATCAGCGTGATAATTGATCGGTTCGGTGGCAGTGATATGATCGAGGATATCGTTCGTATGGCTGAAGAGATGTTACAGGAAATTAATAATGACTTATCAGAATTCAATGAAAACGAAATATATACTCACTGATATCGATGGCGTAGTTCTCGATTGGGAAGAAAGTTTCATGGTCTGGATGGATCATCAAGGTCATTCTCTGGTTGATGGGTATAAATTTAAGTATGGCGTAGATAAACGATATGGTCTACAAAAGTCAATCAGTGATAAGCTGGTTCGCCAGTTTAATGCCTCTGCTGCCATTGGTTTCCTTCCGCCTCTTCGTGACGCACAGTATTATATCAAGCTGCTACATGAGCGGCACAAATATAAGTTTATCGCCGTCACGAGCCTGTCGCTCGACCCGTATGCTCAGAAATTACGGAAGCGTAACTTGGCTAAGTTGTTCGGCGAGAATACATTTGAAGATGTAATCTGCCTCGATACTGGTGCTGATAAAGATGAGGTTCTGATCAACCTTACTGATAATTATAATGGTTGTTATTGGATCGAGGATAAAGTTGTGAATGCTCAATTGGGTGCAGACATCGGTTATGATTCCATCTTAATGGAGCATGGTCATAGTTTGAAAGCGAAGGGTGCATTCAAAGTGGTCAAGAACTGGGAAGGTATTTACAATGAAATCGTATGAAGTTGAGTTTCATGATTTTTGTAAAAGTATGTGGTTTGAGAATGTGGTAGAACGTTCTGATTGGAAAGAAGATCCGCAAGATTTCGATGAATATGTCAGCCTAAATAAAGGGTGGCTGAAAACTCAGCACGCAGAACATAAAATCGAAAGAATGCGGAGACGAGGAACATGGACGTAATAACTCACACAGTAATTGCTATGGTATCTTTAATTATTGCATATGCTATCGGATGGTTTATGGGTGAGAAGCGTGGTGCCATTGTCGGCGTCGCAATAATCTTAGATTATGTTGAGAGAAAAGTCGGGAAAGCAAAGTTGACCCGATGGATGGAAGAATATAATGAAGAACATAGTAATTAGTATTGTTATCTCATTATTTGCTGCTATATTTGTAGTATCGTGTGCCAAGCCTGTCGAAGTTACAAAAGAAAAGGCACCAGTTCCTACAGAAGAAGTTGTTATTGAACAAGTTGAAGATGAGAAATCTCCTAACATTAGCAACCGTGCTAGAAGATTGTTAAGAGTAATTTTTGGTGGAGTTAACAAATGATTAGTAATTTTACGTTTTTACAAAGATTAGGCGAAGAAACAGAAAAAGGCTATGAGGCTTGGAAAGAGATGATCATGGCTGACAAGATGCCTCACTCAGAGGTAATTGAATTTTTAAAAAACAACCCTGAATTTGCGTCTTGGTATCTAAAAGATGTTGCTGATGCTGTTACAAATGGAGATAAATGATGTTAGTGCGATTAATTGAACGTCCACCGCAGACACTCTACAAGAGTTTCAACGAGTGGAATCGTGTTCGTGATGACTGGAAATTAAAAGGTTTCTGGGCACGTATGTGGGCACACCTGACTTACAGGAAATAATATGAATCCTAATTGGGCATTCGCAGGCGGCGATCTGGTTGTAAAAGATACCAGCATGTTTTATCCTTGCGACACAGAAAAACTATATGAGAAAAACCTCATAGAAAGACGTGAAGAATTAGAAGAAAATGGTTGGATTCCACTTCCTCCTGATGAAAGATGTGTCGGTCATAGATATCTCTACAACCCAAAAAACCCAGGATTAAATGACTGGGTTGAGTTATCATACAATGTAAATTCTTATGGGTTTCGTTCTGAAGAAATGCCTACTGAGAAAAAACCAAGAAGCATAATGGCAGTTGGTTGTTCAAATACTTTTGGTATCGGTATGCCTGTTGGTCAGATTTGGCCAACGCTTGTAGGGAATACTCTGCGCAATAGACCATATAATCTTGGTATCCCTTCTGGTTCTTTGGACTCAGTGTTCAGAGTTTTGCTTGTATGGCTTCCTAAAATTAGACCATCTCATGTGTTTCTCCTAGAACCTCCAGGAGTCAGTTATGAAACGCATACAGTTACCTTTAAGGGGATATCTCACTCAACCATTCAACACCCGCAACCAGTTGGGATAAGGTTTGAGCATGAGGATGAGTGGGATCTACACAGAGAAAAAACTATGAGGGCAATTAAATCATTGTGTGATCAGTTCGATACACCACTTATCTCTATGCAACTAGATGATTCAGTGGGTGTCGGGTGCGCAAGTTTACTCGGGTCAGTTGATAGCGCGAGAGATTTAATGCATCCTGGAAGAAATATGCACACATATATTGCTATGAAAATGTTGAAACAAGCTGGTTATGAATGGGATATTGAGAAAAATGAACAAGTGGGATAAAGCACATATGAAGGCAGCTGAAGTGTATGCTCAGCTATCGTCAGCGAAACGACTACAGGTGGGAGCAGTTATCGTAAAAGATAATCGCATCATCTCTATCGGATATAATGGTATGCCATCTGGGTGGACGAATGAATGTGAAACTACAGACGAGTTTGGTAATATGCCAGTCACTAAACGCGAAGTGCTGCATGCTGAAACAAATGCCATCGCGAAGGTGGCTCGGTCTGGTGAGAGTTGTGAGGGTGCTACTCTATACACTACTCACTCACCCTGCCTTGATTGCGCGAAACTTATCTACCAAGCTGGTATCTCTCGCGTAGTTTGGAAAAATCAATATAAGAATGATGCAGGAAACGTATTCCTCGTGACTGCTGGCTTAGATATAGGGCATATAGAATGAAACTGAATGTTTACATAGGTAAAAATAAAGATTACAAGATCGAATATAATTTGTATGACAATCCCACTGTGAAACTGATTTATGATAGATTAGCAAGCATTGATGCAGTCATCACCAATACGCAAATAAATGGGTTTAGAAATGAATCTGATATTCAATCTGACTTAAAAGATATTGTTATAAAGTTAAACAGTCTGGGCTTTCCTATCGAATACACCCCTGACGACATAAACAAACTACATACCAACTTTCCCGAAAACTTACATCGACACAAAGATGATAAAGAAATCTGGGAAGCATTATCTTTGTTTAATAATTTAATTCATGAGTTAGAAATAACTGAGAAAGGTATTACGAAAATCTGGGCATTGAGTGGTGTCGATGAGGGCGAACCCTTGTTAGAGGATAGTTACTCGATGTTTGAAATACCAGAGCAAGGCAAGCTGTATATGAACTACCCTCACGTGGGTAAGCACTTTCTCGAGCTGTTTCTTGATCAAGATGTAGATTGCCCCGAAGAACAAATAGTATTGACACACAATTACAATGCAAGTTTAGTGCAGTTTTTCTCTGAACATACGTTTTTATTCAAAGATTTAGAACCTCATATGAAAGACTTTTATGACAAAGTTGAGGATAAGATGAAGTATCCATGGGGTGATCAGCGACTGGCGATAGGATATCTTCCCATCGGCGATATGATTAATGATGTCGATGAGGTGGTCAGCAACATTCAAAAATATGGTTACATTCATAGTTGGGAAACAGTGTAATGAAGTTTACAATTTTTGGTTATGGCTTTGTCGGCAAAGCACATGAGATGATGCTGAAAGAAAAGCATGATGTAACTGTGGTCGATCCAGCATTCAACGAAAATACAATCGGTAAACCAGACGCTGTGATTATTGCAGTATCTACGCCACAATCTATTGATGGCTCATGTAACATGAATAATGTATTCAGTGTGTTGCGAGAGTGTCCGAAAGATATCCCGATCCTGATCAAAAGCACGATCTCATTAGAGGGTTGGCGACAGATAAAGGAGAGATTCCCAAAACTGAATATCACATTCAGCCCTGAGTTTTTGCGTGCAGCTACTGCACTCGAAGATTTCGCCAATGCCGAAGCATTTTACTTTGGTGGTGACGACGATATATTTTGGGCTTCCATCTTCTGGCAAGAGGGTCGCAAGATGTATAAGAAAGAGCCTGAAGAACTGATCATGATGAAATACACAGTCAACAGCTTCTTAGCATTGAAGGTATCATTCTTTAATCAGATGTTTGATTTGTGCGAGGCAGCTGGTGTTGAGTATAATCAGGTGAAGGAACTGGTAGCACGTGATGCTCGTATCGGTTACAGTCACATGGATATTACAGATGAACGTGGATTTGGTGGGCATTGTTTCCCAAAGGATACATCAGCCTTGCTCGAAACTTCTAAACGATATAATTGTAATATGTCTCTGCTACAAGAGGCAGTTGATTATAACAAGGCAGTTCGTAATGGTTGATTATCGCATATGGGAAAAGGTCGTGGCTCGTGCACTCGACTATTATATTGGCAGAACTGATGAAGATGAACCCAAAGTTCCTGTTCTGAGTATGCAGCAAGCAAAGTATGGTTTGTATATGCGCATGGTTCTACAGTTGGTCAACTGGATCACCTGCTTCTTTATCATAGCAGGTGTAATTAGGCATTGGTAATATCTCTTGACTTTTTCCTGTCTATATAGTATGTTATTAATTGAGGTGAAAAATGGTAAAAGTTCTTAATGTTGAAAAACAGAACTGTGAGAAGTTGCTCGGTCAGTTTGTTGACGAGTCAAACTTTGACACAGTAATTACAGAAGATACAGACTTATATGCTCTTGACCAATTCAGTGATGAAAATGGCGAGCATAATGTTATCTTCAAGTTCCGTAAAAATGTATTCAGCGATGAGGAACAGCTTGGCGCATACGAAGGTTTGATGCCAGCTGCTGTCCCAACGCAGAACCGTGGGCTGGCTGCTGGTCCACGAGCAGAAAGTCAGGGTCAGCGAGATTACATCTCTCCTCTTCAGGAAGCTATTATTGAAGCAATTCTTAAAGCACCTGAGAGCTCGCTTGACCCTGACTTTGACGCTATTGATAATGCCATTGCTGTTCACCGTGCTGGTGCTGAGAGCCGTGGCAAAGTTTGGCTTCGTGAAGCAATCAAGAAAACAGGTATCCCATATAAAGAGTTCTTTGACACATGGCTTGACGGTATTCGCCCGATGTCTGTTGCTGAACGTAAAGAGGAATGTAGAGAAATGATGAAGACATACATTTCTGACACCTCATATGCGAATGCTGTAAACTCAGGTATCGCTGGCTGGTTCGATCGGTATCCCCGTATCCCATATGGTCGTGCTACATCATACACTGAACATAACTCAGAACTGTTTGCTAAATCCTATCCATATTTGCAAACTCTGGGTAATAAGTTCGAGGAACTACTGCCTCAGCGGTATGCTAAACAAAAAGCATTCACTGACGCCATGGATCCTGCCTTTGTAGTTCCTGGCACGCCTTATACTACCATCACTGTCAACAAAACCTTCAGAACCGCTGCACACAGGGATGCTGGCGATTATACAGAGGGTTTTTCTAACATTACCTGTGTGAGTCGCGACGGTAAGAAACATTGGGATGGCTGTTTGTTTGTGCTTCCTGAGTTTAAAATAGCTGTAGAACTGCATCCTGGCGACCTACTGCTGGTAAACAATCACGAAGGTATGCATGGTAATACTCAGATTATCGGTGATGATGTAGAACGTATTTCCCTCGTGGCATATGCCCGTGAGAAGATGGCAGAACTGGGCAGCTTTGAGTATGAAACGCTGCGACGTGAGTATGTAGATTCTCGTCGTCTAAATAAAGAACACGAACTATGGCGTCCACTCTGGAACGGTATCTCTCCTGGAATGTGGGGTGATCAAGAATGGTTTGACTATCTAGAAACGCATGGTGGTGCTGAGATGCGACAGCAATATCATCCTAAAGTTGAAAGCGCATCGTTGGAGGATTT